CCACGGGTTAAACCAGCCGCACCAGATTGAATCATTGCCGCACCACGAGCGCCTGGTGCAAGATTAGCCATGCGAATAGCTCTATCTTCATCTTGCGCCCGTAGTTGACGCTCATAAAGATCAGGCGTTATGCCAAATAAACTTCCAACTATTTCAGCCATATTAAACTCCAAAAATTTGTTTTGCCAAACCCTGAGCAAATGCTGGATCAATTCCAGAGAATAGTGATGCGTAAGGATTGGTTGTTGCCGCTTTACCCGTTGATAATGCACCCGCTGCTTGCGCTCCTTGAACACCCAAAGAACCCGCTCTATAACCCGCTAAAGACCCTTGTTCAGCTAATTTAGAACCAATAGCCAATGGTTGTTGAGCCGCAGTCTCCAAGCCCTGTACTTGCCCCAAAGCAGTTGTAAATGGTGAATAGGCGGCTTGTTGACCACCATAGTAGTTACCCATTGCGGTAGCACCTTGACCCAATAGACCCGCACCAAACAAGACGTTCTGTTGACCAGCTTGTTGAGCTTGAGATGCCAGTTGGAGTTCTTGTTGCGCTCTAGCGTTATACAAGGCCTGTAGCTCAGGAGTAGTAGCACCTAATGAGCCACCTTGAGCAACAGAAAGACCCGCACGACCTTGTTGTTGTAGTCTGTTTTGCAGATTAGCTAATTCCATCTCACGGCTAGGTTGCAATAACTGCATCTGTTGATTGATGTAGTTCTGAGCAACATCTTGTGGAGATTGAGAGATATATTGATTACCTAAACCAAACAAGTTCTGTGCGCCTGTTTGAAGTGGTGCAAATTGTTGTTGAGCCTGTTCTGCTTGAGTCAAACCACGGCCTGCAAGAGCAACCAAACGATCTTGAGCATTCTTGGCCTCTGGTGACAACTGATAACCCGCAGAAGTCATGCGACCCGTCACAGGGTCATAAGTGTAATTAGAAGTACCAAAGCGAGTGGTCATTCCAACTGGTCGGAACTGTGAGCCTGCTACACCCGCTTGAGTAGCCGCAGTAACATTCTGGGCGGCAAGTTGAGCAGCCTCTTTATCTTCTTCAGTCTGAAGTAATCCACCAACAGTTTTTAAACCGCTAGTGATAGTGTTACCCGTATCAGCAATCTTTTTAGCTAAAGCCGCATCTGTGAGAACCTTATCTGCCGCCAATTTTTGTGCTACAGACTCAGCAGTAATTCCAGCAGCCGCACCAGTAAAAACACCACTTCCACCAGTTAAAGAAGTTACTGTTGGGACAGTACCTCCCGCACCAGCATTAAGAAGATTGGTAGCTCCTGTAGAACCACCAATGCCACCAGTAGCCAAATCAAGTTGAGCAAGTTCAGCGGCAGTTTGACCACCTGTTAATAGTCCAGCATTGCTTACAGCAGTAGGAGTAACAGCGCCACCCGCAGTTCCACTTAGTTCAGCCAAAGATAAACCAGTAGGAGTACCTGTAAGAAGTCCACCCTCTGTTGCGGCAACAACATCAGCCACATTAGTAACAGCACCAAGTTCAGAACCTAGTCCTAATTCACTAAGTGTTAGACCCTCTGTAGCAGCCGCAGTAGCCGCACCAGTCGCACCAGCATTCAATAAAGTTGGCAAGCCAAACAAAGCAGCAGCACCAAGAGCAAACTCTTTTAGACCACTTTTAACTTCTTGTTGTGTACCAGTTTGCTCTACTTCACCAGTAGGCGTGTATTGGGTATAAGCACCACCAGCTTTGTTTTCATCAGCTTTATAAGTAATGACGTTTTCTAGTCCACCAATCTGTTGATCCATTCCAGAACCAGATACTTGGTAAACAGGTTGAACAATAGTGTCGCCAAGTGTTACTGAATTACCAGGAGGAATAACAGCCGCTACACGGGAAGCAACAACGCCCTCATCTAGCCCAACAGCAGTAGCCATCTGAGCAGGTGATACACCATATTGCGCCATAGCAGAAACGATTTGTGCATCGCTCATGCCAGGGTTGGCTAAGAGAAAGTTAACTATGTCTTGACTAGATACTGCCATGATTTTTCCTTATACCGCTACTCTGCGTATTGCTCGTACATAAAGTGATGTTGTTTTTGCTAGAACAAATGTTGTATCTCCATTGGAGAAATTTTTAGTTCTTGCATTGGACGAAAAAGATGAGCCATCTTGAGTACTTGTCCAGTAGTAGTCTGCAATAAAAAATTCAGCCCCACCATTTTGGAACGCAGTTACAGATGTTCTGCTTGGGTCACTTGTTGTGTAAAGAGTATTTATAGGCTCTGGGCTTACAGCATAACTGTTATATCCGCTACTTGTATTGTTATTTGTAGTTGTAGGTTTCAAGAAATAATACAAAGTATTCATTTCATCCAAAGCTGGCAAATACCAATCAGAATAACCACCAATAGTTAAACCTTCGCAAAACTGAGCAGCAGGATGATTACTGTTATTCATGGTGCTACTGTTTGTAGGGCCGTCAATATTACTAAATGGATCGGAATAACTGGCGTTTGCAAATGTGTAAACACCTTCACCAAATGCTTTAGGAGCAACAACTAAGTAGTGAGTTGCTACACCATTAGCAGTTGTAGAAATAGAGCCGCCATAGTAGCCACCTTGGAATGATTGACCAATTGTTGGTACAGTAGTTGTTGAGTTACTTGCACTGCTTGGGTTACTTGTGCCAATTATATTTGTTGCAGTTACAGTAAATGTGTAAGTTGTTCCAGCAGATAAACCACTAACAGTAATAGTGCCAGAACCTGCCTGACTAATAGTTCCTGTGATACCGCCTGGTGATGAAGTCGCTGTATAGCTAGTAATAGGCGATCCACCATCAAAGGCAGGAGCAGTGTAAGAAACTGTAGCCGTAGTTGAACCAGTGGCGGTCGCAGTGCCAATAGTAGGCGCATTGGGCTTAGTGCCAGAACCTGCAACAAATGAATTACGAGAGGCAAACATTATGGTGTGTATCCTTGTGAAACAGAACCATACCAATTAGCACCATCTGCTACAAACGAAAAGATGTCCATCTTTCCTGCGGTTGCAGTAACTGTTGGTGTACCTGCCACGTTATATTTAACACCCGTAAATGTCGCAGTCCCATTACCAGTAGATGCCGCTTGTTTTAACAACAAGATAAACGACTTACCCGCAGTAGCAGTAGGCATCGTGAAAGTGCAAGCAGTAGAAGCAGTCAGGGTTGCTGTTTGTACAGTACCGCTTGTCAACACCAATGTGTGTGCGCTAGACACAGTACCAATGGCAACAACACTCTCAACATAGTTCGTAACAGTTGGGTTTGTTAAGGTCTTGTTTGTCAGACCTTGAGTATCTGTCGTGCCAACAACATCACCAGTGGGTGCAGTCTTAGCGGCAAAGGCGGCTAGATCAGCATCGTAGTCTTGCTTGGTAGCAATAGCCGTAGCAATGTTGTTGAACTCAGTATCAATTTCAGTACCTTTGACAATCTTTGCAGGATTACCAGAGGTAAGGTTGTCTTTGGTTGCAAAGTTCGTACTCTTGGTGTAATCGCTCATGATAATTTCCCATTTTTAGCTTGGATTTCAATCTTTTGAATAGACAATTGTGCCCCGTTAATATCAGACTCATAGCCCGTCTGAACAACTTTACCAGTACCAGAAGCAGATACTTTCAAAGTATTCAATGCAACGCCATCAGAATACTCCGCTACCACTGTTGCATTAGCTCCATATTCAGCAATGTTGTATTCAGATACTCCCTGAACAGGAATAACAGTTGTTGCACTCAAGTAGTTAGTCTTAAAGTCAAATCCCCACTTGATGATTAGGTTCTGATTCGTGCCACCAATAACGACAACAGAAATCTTCTTTAAAACAGATGTCTGATTCACATTACCAAGGTCAGCATGGTTTGTGTAATACTGAAACCGATACACACTCGTGTGGTCGTTATAGCCCGTATATTGACCGATGTAGCCATTCTTACCAATGTAGACAGCACCGCTTCTCAAAGATGTCAACGCTGTTGGAGTAATTGAATCCCAAGTAGTTACACGGGAAGAACCATCTTGCAGAATAACTTTGGTATCAAAGCAGTAAACAGACTGAGTAACAGGCATCGTCAACAGATAGAAGCCTTCTCTCTCAGAGTAAACAGACTTAATGTTTGCCAATGTCTGTGAAGCAACATCACTCATCAAGTCATTACGTACATTCTTAGACAAGTCTCTCTCAGGAGCAGACTTCTCTTGAATCGTTCTCATCAAAGAACGAACACCAGAGTTTGACAAGAAGATCACATCAGAACTTGTTGTCTGAACGCTATCTCTTGATAAGCAACCAATTCCCCCAACTGTGTCAGAAATAGACATCGTAGAAGGAGTAGTCGCACCCTGATAAACAAGAATCTGTCGTTTACCAAAGATAAACAAGAAACCATTGTGAGCAGCCAAGGCTTGAACTTCATCAGCACCATTAGGCCAAACTCTACTCGTATCTAAATTACCAGTAGTACCACCAGACCATACATGACCAGCAATCAGATCAGAGAAGCTAACAGTAACCTTATCTGTGCTAGAAGAAGCCACCCACAAGCGACCATAAGCCGCTATAGCAACATTTCCACTAGGAACAGTCCCTACATAGCCACTCTTCTCAGAAACCCGTCTATAGGTAGTTGTACTTACAGCAGGGTCATAAATGATTGGGTCGTGACCATTCTGAAAGAAGTAAGTAATCCCATTCAAAGAAGCACACTGCCAGTTACTCGCAGTAATGGTAGGAGCAGAACCACCCCCCCCATAGGTCAACTCAGTGACTGAAGTGCCACTAAGTTTGAATATCTTGTTGTTGCCAGCAAAGAGGACTGTTAATGTGCCATCTGTCTGGACTAGCTCATGGATCACACCAACATCGTTAGCACCAAGGTTTCCAGAAGAGGAATTTACCCTTGTCCAACCTTTTCTAGCACCAATACGACCATACTGGTCAATCACACAATTGGTGGCAACCAAAGCAAAACCACTAGCTAAATCTAAAGGGCTATCCTGAGTGTTTAACCCAAAAAAGCCTGGTGCGCTAATGCTGAATGTTTCGATTGGTTGAGCCATTAAACTGCCTCAAAAGAGCCAAATTCTGGATAGCGAGTAGCTTCCATAGAGATGTAATCAGAGAGCATAGCCCTGTATAACTGATAAGCCTCTGAAGACGATAGACCACCATCCTCACCACGCTCAACCAAAGCACGAGCATAAGCGCTCTGAACAATCAACTCAGATGGCATCAGAATCACAGTAGCATCAGCAGTCAATGGTGCTTGTGGCACGATCAAGCTAAATCTTAGACTAACAACACTGTCAGGAATGGGAAATACAGTTACTTTAGTGTCGTAACTACCATCTACACCATCAAAAGCATAGTACAAAGGAATACCACTAGAGACAGTCCCAAAGTTCAAATAACGATTCATGTTAACAAACGGGATGTTTGTCATGGCTGTGTTATTCGTATCATTGATAACATCTTGAACACGGAACTTCTGACCCGCACCCGTTAAGGAGTAAGAAGATGTCCCTGCAACAGTAGAAACTACTACTGTAGTACCCAAGATGTTCCACTCATAAGAGTCTTCAATCTGACGCTTGGCATCATTGACAAACTTGCCAATCAAAGAGGAATAGCTTGTTTCGGTAACAGTAGATACTTGCTCTTCTCTAAGTCGAACAAGAACGTCATTAACAGCTTGAAGGTATGTGGTCATGCTCTTGTTAATCCTATTTGTTCAAAAGTAGCAATAAAACT